ATTTTTTTGTTTTTAAATTAATACTGTTTCCTTTTGACATTACAAAGATACGGCAAATATCAATAGGTTGTATCTCTTTTTGTGCTAATAAACCTTAATCAAAAGTGAAAAGATGTAAAGAAATGGTGTGCATCAGCTAAAGTGCTTTTTATCAGTGTTTTATCTGACACGGCACACAAACACACCTAAATTCCTAAACTTTAATATAGAATATAGTGGTTTCTACAGCTCATTCTATAGTGGTAAATGCTATTTCTTCCAGAATAATGTTTTACCCCCTTTTTACTGTGTCTCTGTGTATTTACATATAATATATTATAATAGAAGGAGTTAGAGTGACCAAAAAATGACACAGTAGCGATTTTTTACTGTGTCATCTGGGCCTAAAGAATGTTAACAAAAAATGGAGAACTGTTAACAGCCCTCCATTTCCTAATTATTTTAGCTTTACCGCTATGTCTATATCCATCTTTGATTTGGGGTTTTTGTTTGATATGTCGTGCTCTATAGCCTTGACCCCCCATCTGAAAAATAAGAATTTCTTCTTCCGAACTGTGATAACTCCCGTTATCGTGTCCCTACCCTGGTAGCTTAATTCTGTGCTATCCCGTTTAACCCTCGCTTGTATTGTGTTCCATGCGTCCCGGTATTCGGCTATAAGCTCCCCGGCCACTGTATCGGTACGCACGACCTCCTTTATTACGGTCTTGGTAACAGTACGGGTTGCGGATAACGCATCTTTCACCCGAACGTTAAGCGCATCCACCTCTTTATATAGGTCCGCGTTCGTCTTCTTTAGCTCCTTGCGCGACATCTCTAAGGCTTTACGCTTCACTGCCGCATCTCCGAGCTTGGTTTTGTACTCTATCTGTGCGTCGTTCATTGCCTCAACGTTACGTTCTAAACGTCCTATTTCGGCTCTTTGCTTCCTTATGGTGTCTACCATCTTGGTTACCGCACCAAACAGCACCATAAGGACCACAAATCCTATAATTATCTTTTGTAGTTTACTCATAGCATATAGCATTAATACGGTTCATCCATCCTTTGCGGTATTTCTCGTTTTTGGGTCTCGCCTTGCAAATCTCGTCGACGAACTTTGCCCTATCCTCTTTAATCATTTTAAAGAGCGTAGCCGCGTCCATAGCGTTAAGGGCTGCAATGGTCTGCTTACCTACAATACCGTCCGCCTTGACGCCTAAAAGACGCTGTGGGCGCTTTATACCGTGTGACCCTGAAGCCCAAACCCAATCAACTAAGATATTTGCTACCGACTGGTTTTTAATCTCGTCGGCTTTCCACCTATCCCAGTACAAGGACTTGAAAACATCGTGCCATTCGGCATCGGATATGTTTTTTAAGTCATCAACGGTAGGGGCTTTTTGCCCCTTCCGCTTCTTGTATTCGGTGAATGTGCCTATAGTGATACCTTTGTTTGTTGCGCCCCCCAGGTCGTCGGGGTCGTTAACGAAACCGCCCTCCCACTGTAGGATGAACGGTATTAGTTTACTGCTGTTCGCCATCTTCTTTCTCCTTTTCTTCTAAGGGTATTTCAAATTCGCCGTCCTTAATCTTTTTCTTAAGTTGGAAATACTTGCTATTAGCTATGCTGTTTAGCACCTTCACGAATTCATTTCCCGGCTGAACTACCCTAAGGTTTCTTGTTATGTTACGCGCGTATATAATAAGGAATATACCAGTGAGCGCCTTAACTAAAAGCTGATAATCTATTCCCGGCTCCAACATATTACATGTTAGCGCTACAAAGAATAGAATCGCATTGGTTAGGAACAATTCCTTAACCGCCTGCATGGTCTTTTTGTGCTTGTAGGGCTTTCCTTTTGCCCTGTCTGCCAGATAACCTACCAACCAGTTCAACGCGGTAACGATAACTACTAAAAATATAAAGTCCCGTATGTCCGTAACTACTGCCAGAACGGTAACAGCAAAAAACGTGCGGAAATAGGTCTCAAATTGTTCTATCACTTGATTAGCCCTATACGGGTGTTCGATACTGTACATGCCTTTATAAACCCGTCCGCCTTCATTTGGCGTATCAACGGCTCTATAAAAAGGTCTGCCTTGCCCCGTTCGGCTTCAAACCTTTTAACCTTGCTTGTATCTGGTACGACTACGGAGCCTCCGTAGGTCTGAATCTTCATACCCGTGCTCGTGCTGTTTTGGTCTGCTATCTGCAAATACCGCGCGAACGCGTAGTAGCAAATAACCTTTTCAAGTCCTGCGAAGTTAGACCCGTCCGAGATATATTTCCCGGGGACAGCATCATACATGACACCAACCTGGGGTAATATATCAAGTAGGTCTGCCTCGAAGAACGCCTTTTCTATCTTGTTGCCTTTAACGTCCGTCGCTATCTCAAACAACTGGCGGAACTGTGCTACCGGGTATGCTTTCGGGTTTTCCATCTTCTTCTTCAAATTTATTATTAATTTCTGTTATTGACGGGTCAACCCCGAACACTTGGTGCAACTCGCGCGAAATGCGTTGACGTATCTTTTGCAAGCTGTTGCGGTACACCTTTTGCAGCTCCTTTATAACCTCGCCCGAAGCGTTTGAGTAGGTCATTAGGGAGCTATCGATAAGGGGTAACGGGATGTTATAAGCCGATATAGCGATGTCCTTTCTAAGGGGTTCTACATACGCCTTGTACAGCTCCCTATCTATCGGGCTGCCCAACTGGTCAACTCTGATAAACGGTTTGTCCGTAGCTACGTTCTCGTCCCTTACGGTAAGCACTGAACCTGCGTTCTCGCTACCCATCATCTCGGCTAACGTATCGCGGAACTCCTGCTGTGCCTGTTCGGTCTCGAAATCACCGTGCGACACGATACTGCACATGTGGAAGCCTCTGCCCAAAGTACGGTTAACGTATTTTCCGTTCTTGTCCTCCGCGCCCATCTCGTTTCGTACCGAGTGGAACGTGCTAAGGGGGTACGGTCGGGTTGTTCCAAGGTTCACATATAGTAGCTGCCCCTTGTGGTTCTCGATACCGCCGCACTCCTCAACCTCCGATGCGAAATTTTCCGGGTCAAAAGTTGGGTATACCGTGGAGTTCTGCGCGCTGCTCGTTGCCTTGACGTTCTGTCTGTCCCAATTATTGAAAACGCGCCATCTCTTTATTGCCGGGTCTTTCAAATAGTTGTCGTTCATCTCGGCACGGACATACTCAAACGGAACGTTGTACACGTTTCGGGGCTTGTAGCCTTCGGGTGTCAAACCATATTGGACTATCCAAGCCCAGCCCCTAAAACGTGCGACATCGTTTGCCGTAGCCTCTAAAACATCGTCCATGTTACAGCCGTTCCCGTTTGTTATCGCCGCGAAGTCTTCGTTCTTGAAGCCCTCGCAAATAATGTTTTCGGTCATTTTTTCAACTGCTGCCGTAGCGGTCTTTGAAGCGTATATAAGCTCGGCTATCTCTTGCGGATATAAGTTGCCATCTCCGTAGTTAATAATCTTATCGCCCGTGTTAGCGGACAACTTAAGCGCTTTTTCGACAACAAGCGCGAAACGTCTGTAACCTATCATATTTATTTCTCCTCTTTATTGATTTCTACGAAGCATTCAGCATAAGCCGGGTTTTCATTCATGAGGCGTTCCGCGATTGCGTCAGTCATGTTCGCGCTCTTATACACGACACCATCGACGTAATGCACGATACGCGCCCCGGGCTTCATCGCCCATCTGTAAACCACCTTAGTTAAATACTTCGTTTCATACCACAAAGATAAAAATTCCATATCCATGTGACAATTGGGGTCAAGTTTTAGACCGGTCATTGCGTAATACGCATCCAACTTTTCTTGTAATGTTGCAACCTTCGGTTCAACAACAACAACGGGAGCAGTGCTTTCGCCCTGCCCCGTAGTATTTGTTTTTTCTTCTGCCATTTTCTTTTTGATTTATTAAACTGCCGGTGTGGATAACGCGTCATAATCTGCTTTACTCATCGAGTGAATTGTAGTTCCTACTTGCCAGTCCTCAACGCCATAAGTATATGTTATATAACCCCCGGAAGTAGAATCGCCTGCGATTTCGGTACATACTAAAGGCGCACCCAGCCCATAAACTTTTATCATACCCCCCTGCTCCACTGCAAAGACCAACTCGGCACTCCCAATACCTCTGACGGTTCCTAAAACCGAGATGCTGAAAGCCCACGCCCCCGAGGAAAAGTTCTTAAATGTAATTGATACATCATAAGCTCCCGGAGTAATATCCTGCGATTTCAGTCCTACTGACACCGTTACTGCGTTGTTAGCAACTGTTAAATCGTAAGCCTGTGTTGTAGGTTTCCGAGTTATTGTAGCTACGCCCGAAGTTACCGTAAAACTCGCAATATCTGAGGCGTTCAAAACTTTTGCGCTAATTATTCTGCCCATCTCCGCGGGGTCCGGCGCGCCACACACCATAGCCAAAGAAGTCGATATCTTTCCTATACATGCCATATTATTTTTTCCTTTCTTTTTTAGTTAATTACTATCCTACTGCTGCCGCATAAAGCGCGTCATAATCGGGTGCCTCCATAAAACAAGCATCCTCCCCGATAACGTTTTCGGGGGTCTCCAATGTTATTGTAGTCCACGAGCCATTGTCATGAGAGCTTTTGTCTATAGCTGTGGCACTCATACCGTAGTACATACCATAAACAGCAGCGCGCTGCGTGTTTTGTACGTGCTTTGCTATTATAACGAAGCTTCCGTTAGTAAAAGCCCGGTTGATGTATGACTGCACGTCTGTCTGGTCGGAATACGTAGATATAATCGTAGCCGAGTGTGTGTTCGCGTTCGGCGCGCCGTCGTTAACCTTTAGAGCACTCGACACAACAAGGGAACGTTTAACGGTGTCAATCTTATACGCTTTAGCGCCGGACGCCAAAGTTACACCCGATACGCCCCCGGCAGCGTTCACTTTGTAGCTCGCGATGTCGGCTTTATTAATAATAATTGCGCTAACCAAACCAGTCGCGCCACTGTCGCAATCATATGCGATTGCGTTAATCAATTTTGAAATACATGCCATAATTAAACTGCTTTAGAGGTTATTGATGCAATTGCCGGTGTGGTAACGCCGGATAAATAATTACCAGACGAGCCTTCCGGGGCTGATAAAGTAACTGTAACCATCCCGGCATTGCCGTTACTGTCGTAGTCGAATCCCGAGCATTCCAAAGGGGCTTGTGCGCCTACTAAAATCGGTAATCCCGAGTTACGCACAACCAAAACGTAGTAACGCCCGGAAAGCATAGTTTTCATTAAATACGTGTTATCGGACGGCATCTTAAAAATGATGGACGCCGCCAGCTTTACAGACGCATCCGTAGAAAAAACAGATGTGGTTAACTGTATATTCTGCTTGTACCCTTCTATTTTGTAAGATGCGGTGCCGGCCGCAAATGTAGCGGTTGTTACGTTGCCTCCTACATCGAGGGTGAGCGTAACTTCGTCCGCGTGCATCAGATATATGTCCTTAACGCCGACACCCGGTATGGTGCATCCTACCGGAATGCTCTTATTAAATCTAAATAAACAACCTTTTCCCATATTATTTGAAATAAAAAAGGGGCTGGGTTAATATCCCAACCCCTTTAATTAGTAAATGATTTTATTTATTCACCTGCTTTCGCTGTCAACCACAACTGCATTTTCTCGGGAGCTACCAACATAGCATCAGCCGCGAACAAAGTCTGTGAGTAGTAGTTTCTGCTCTTTGCGTCCTGGATGAAAGGAGCGATAACCGTACCGGCGCTTTCAAGTGCAATCTGAATGTTGTCTTTCGGAGTGAACGCGATAAACGCGGTGTCCAAGCCGTCAACCGTTGCAGCATTAGAAACGTGTCTCAACTCGTTAATCTTGTAACCCTCGAAGTAATACACCGGGCGACCGTCAACGATATCGGACTGTGCTACACTGTTATCACGTGTCTGCAACAAGTTCTTGTACAAGCGCATAACGTTAGACGTAACGAAGAATTCCGAGTTGTCCAGTGTATCGGGGCGCTGTGCGTCGATAGCACCACGCAATGCAGCGAGAACGCCATTAGTATCGAGAACCAACACCTTTTCGGTCATTGTGCTGTCCTTGTACTGCTTGATGATACCGCCATTAGTGAAGATACCGTAACCAGTTGCTTCTGCCGCTACGTTACCGTCCAACCAAGCCAAACGAAGCAAGTCAGCCTCTAATACCTTCAATACCTCGGACTGGATAAAGCCAGCCAATTCGGTTTCAGAGAAGTTGTCATCAAGGTTGATACCCTTTGCAACCATCTTGCCCCACAAGCTCTGCAAGCAAATCTCAATAGGCAATTCGATAGGTGCGTGCTGGTAATACTTAACCTTGTCGGCTACGCTATTGTAAAAGTATTCACCGTTACATCCTGCTGATTTACGCAATGCCTTGTCGGCGGCTGTAAGGGAAACAACGGGCGTACCGTTAGGGATACCGTTCATTACTGTGATGCCTTGTGCGATTTCGCCGGCAAGTCCTACGGTCAAAGAAATAACCTCGTTTAATGCGTTGAGGTTCAATTTGTTAAGGTCTGTAAATGTAAAAGCCATAATCTTTTGTTTTTTAGTTATTTGTTGTAAAATCTTTTAGCCGCTTCTGCTACAGCCTCTTTTGATAGTTTCGTTTCTTTCTTCTTCGGCATGTTAACCGCTGGCGCACCGGGTTTCGCGGTCGCTCTGCTAAATTGAGCCGTCATAGCTTCCAGTGATGCGGTGAGTTCAGTAACCGAGGCTTCCAAAGCCGCCATGCGGTTTGCAAACTCTTCGGGTACATCAGCGGTGGTAGGGGTTTTACCTTCAATCTCTTTTTCTTCTTCCTTTTCCTTTTCTTCTACCTTAGCTTCTACGCTTTCGATAACACCGTTTGCAATGGCGATAACGAGAACGCCGTCCTCAACCTGCACTTCTACTTTGCCGTCCGGGTGAACGTTGCCTTCGCTATCGAAAACCTTGTCACCGATAGCCATTGTTTCGCCTGCTGCCTCAATCGTGATACTTGCACCGTCTACGGTTTCTACCGTCTCTGTTGCAAAGCTTGACTTCTTGAATAGCTCTGCGAAAGAACTAAAAAATTTGTTCATCTTCTTTTCGTTTTGATTATTAAATAGACTTGTGGTGGCTGCTGGAAGACCTACCAAATCGCAAGAGTATAACTCAAAAAATTCGGTAACGTCCAGCACATCACCGTTTAATGTCTGATTGTTTATGCCTACCACTGAAACGCCCAACATATCGGGTTCGTTCTTTATCATCTCGGAGATGAATTTTGCCTCCGATGGGTACGCGGCTTGTAGGGCTTCGGATAATTCCAAATCGGCATAGGCTACACCGTCCTCGTAGACGAAGTTAGTGAATTTTCCCAGATACCCGTCCAACATATCCGCCCCATTATGGGTGCGCCTGCAATGGATAGGCTTTAGGTTGCCGAGCGTTACAACGCTTTGAACTGCGGTCTCCGTAATGACTAACGGAAATTCCTTGCCTTCGTATGCCCCGAAGTTGGTAGTAACACCGGCTTGGATAATTCTAAGTTTTCTAAATTTCATATTATTTGTCTTTGTTGTAACTCATGCAAAGATAGGCAGTATATGGTAAACTGCCATCTCTGTACGAGTTAATGTTTAAAATGTTGCCAGCCCCTGGACTACCGAGACGTCGTTCTGTCCGCTGTTGATGTCCTGCACCGATACAACCGGGTTAGGCATGCTCATAACTGCGTCAATTACGACCCCCGCGAGCTGGTTAATGCTTTCGTTTGATAACTTCATGCTCCCGGCTTGCTTGGCTACCCGGTTGGCTTCGGAAAGCCCGGCAACCATACCGCCATCGGCAAACTTGTAAAGCCCCGAGGTACCGAACGAATTGCCGCCGTGCGCTTCATTGAGTGCAGACAGCGCGTTAATCTCGGCGCTCGCTGTCTTCTTCATGATATAGACGTTTTCACCGCCTTCCGCCTCGAACACCTGCCCGTTATCACCTCGGAACGTCACACCGCCTTGAGCATGGGAGCGCCCGTATATCTGACCACCCTTTGCATACTTCTTAACGGAAGTGTTAATTTTCGTATCGGGGTCTTTTTGTTTTGCAATCGTAGCGACTTGTTTCATACCGAATGCAATCACGATAGCGGCTTGTGCAATACCGAATATACCACCACTTGCCAGCGCTTTTGTTGCACCTAAGTAAGTATTTATTGTCGCTTGAACAACCGCAAATGCCTTACCGATAGCACTTTGCTCTCCTAACAGTGTTGACATTTGTCCTGCAAGTCCTGCGGCCATTGTCAGTTCTGCGTTAACGCGTGCCCTCGTGTTTTCCTCCTTCGCCTTCTCGTATTTGGACTGGATTAATGCAGTGTCCGCGCCTATCCTTTCGGCGTTTGCCATCTCCTGCGCATACTGCGCATCGAGTTGCATTTGTCGCATATCGAATTCGTTGGTTACTTCCATCATCTTAAGCTCGTGAAGGTTCGCCGCGTCTGTCGCTTCGCGTTCTCTCATAAGTGCGTCTTGCTCCTCTTTCCGTTGCATCTCTAACTGTTGTATGCCCAAATTAAATTCGGCTTCCTTGTTGGCGTATTCCTGCTTTGTGATGAGACCCTGCTCTAATCTGTACTTTTCAAGCTTTAGACTTTCCTCGACGTATGCCTTTTCGTTTTCTATCTTCGTCCCTATGGTATCGTTTTCCAGTTCTTTAGCCTGCATTGAAAGGTTAAGAGCCGTTAACGCTGTTTCCATCTGCTTAATGGTGGCTTCTTGTAAAGCGCGCTTTTGGTTCTCGGCGTCCTGCGCTGCCTTTATTGCGGCTTGTGCCTTTGCTGCCTCGGCTGCCTTGTAGGCTGCTTCGTTGGCTGCTATCTGCGTCTTTACAATACCGCTTGCTTGGTTCTCCAGCTCTTTACGCTGCCCTATGTAATCGGCTTGGCGTGCTTGCAGGTCTGCCAGTGCTTGCATCTCGGCGCGTCTGTCTTCCTTGCTGGTATAGCTCAACTCGTTTTGTGCCTTGATTTGATTGTACTTCTGTTGTAGTACGTCTATCTCGGCTTTCTCCATTTGCTTGGAAATCGCGATAGCCTTTTGCGCTGCCAGGTTTCGTTCCTCTGCGGTCTTTAGCTGGTCGCCTACAATGGTACGTTGCGCTTCCAGTTCCCTACGCATCGCCGACAGCGTTACAAGGTTGTTTGTTTCTGCCTCGTATATTGCAAGTTCTTGCTTGGTGAGTGCTTTTGCTGCGTTCGCTGCCTTCGTTGTCTCCTCGGAAATCAGACCGATAGACGAAAGCAAGTTGACAACCTTCTCCGTTATCCACTCGAAAGCCTTTGCCACACCCCCGAGCAGGTTCGTAATCCCATCGAGTATGCGTGAGAATATAACCTCAAACGGCGCGAACGCTGCTTTCAGATTAGCTGCCATCTCGCTATTGCGTTTCATCAGCTTCTCAACCGTTGACACAAGAACCAGTATAACGGAAACAACCGCTAATATCGGGTTCGCTTTCAACGTAGCGTTAAACACCTTTAGGATGTTCACACCCCCCGAAAGAGAGGTAGCCATAGCCGCCGTAGCCCCGGAAAGCCCCTGCGTGCTGCTCATGGCTTCTTGGATGCTTTCCGCATAGTTACCTACGTTCCTACGGTTATCGCCTACGGCCTTTTCCATGTCCTTAAGGCGGTCGCTTATCTCCTTTGTTTCGGTGACAAGCTTCTGCCCCTCGTCCGTGTTGTTGCGCGTTGCCGCACTCATTGCGTTTAGCTCCTTGGTGTTCTTTGCAAGTTGCGCACGAAGCGCGTCTACGCTATCCTCTTGGCTGTTTAAGAGTGTCGTGTTCGTCTTTATCTCGCGGTTGTTATCAGAGATTGACGCGTTAACGTCCAACAACTGCTTTTTCAATTCTATTTGCGCCTTTGCCGCATCGCCTACTGCCTTTTTATACTCATCTTGTCCGATTGTCCCGGACTTGTACGCCTTGCCTGCCTCGTCCAACTGCTTCTTCTCGTCCTTAAGCGCTGCCATTAGCTGGCTCTTGGTGTCCGCCAGTTCGACGGACTTTGCTATAAGGGCGTCCAGCCCGTCAAGGGCTGATGACGTATCAAACGAAAGGTCTAATAGAGTAACTTTTTCTGTTGCCATAATCCAAATTATTAATTTTTAACTGCAATTAACGTAACGTTTGCATTTCCCGTTGATGGGTCCCAATTGCTTATCGTTCGGAGATAAAACCAGTAGTTAAGCTCACCTACGAAATAAAGCGCGTCGGACCTCATTTTCTGTATATCGAAATATGATAGGTTCATTTTAGCCGTTATCTGCCAACCTGGGGAGAAACGGTAGTAATGCCCTGCTATCGTAGAGCGATAACCGCTCGCACGGTTGAAATAGTTATCGAGCGTGTACGACCCGGCTAACCTAATCATGGAGGCGTACGGTCTTTGCGCACCTGGGTTCACTGGGAACGCACTCTCGCCTACCGTCTCCTGCGTAGATATAGCACCACTGTAACCGCCTACCGTCTGCTTAAGTGAGCCTATCTGCACCGCGTATGTTCTTGCAGCGCCGGCGGTTTCTGCAACCTTTATACTTGATTTGTCTATCTTCCCGGTCAAGTCTACACGATAGGTCGAACTCGTCGTCGGGTTGATGAACGGTTTAAGCGCCAACGAAAACGGGCTTGATTTAAATTCATACGTCCAACAAAACGCTTTGCAGAACGCCTGCACAATCCCGAAAGGCGTATCGATACCCATCGTCTCTACCAAGTCCCAAGCATACTCGGGGGTGGAAACGAAATTAATCTTGAACGATATAAAATAGGCTTCCGTATTCGGTACGGTGGTAATCGGTGTGAACGAATATACCCCCGATGAGGCCGAGGTGGTAAAGCCGAAGTTCAAATCGTGTGAGGACCTCGGCCTTACCAAGCAGGACGTAGAACTCGGGCTTACCGGGTAATACGGGTGATTGCCGTCGGGTCTTACCGCACCGCGCTTAAATGGCAAAGCGAATGTACCGCCGTTGCTTCTAAGATAAACGGTAGAAGGCGCGGAAGGCGGAAGGACTATAAACGAATCGTCCGTAAACTTTAAATTGAACTCGGAGCCGGTCATGTATGTAAAACACGTGGCAACCTCGTTGTTTTCCGCTATCATGTAATTAGCCGCATATACGGAGCCGTCCAGCCCGTCGTGTGCGCCTTTAAAAACCAACTGACTTTCCGCGTCCTTGTACTCGCCTGCCGTTTTCGTAACTCGGTCTGCGATGTATGACATAAGTACGGGCGTTGACCCGTTCGCCGCGTATATCGTAGGTATAGTAACGTCGTTCGGGTACGCGTAATTAAGGCTGTCTATATACGTCGAAAACTGGTATGCCGGTGTTTCCATTTTAGGTATTGCCACCACCGGGGCGCGCAATGACGAAAGCTTCGAAATGTTCTCTATCAGTTCAAGGCTATATCCGTCCTCGTCTGCCGTTACACGTACACGGAACAAACCGCTGCCGAACGGAATATTGAAGCCCCCGAAATACAATTCGGCACGGTACGGGGATGTCCTCATGAACGCCCCCGGGAAACGTTCGGAACGAAACACCCGGTCATTTACTTCTGAACGCGGTATGTTTATCGTCCCGGAGTAACTAACCGTTTGCTCCGTGAATTTCAAAGGGTCCGGGTTGTTGATAGTAAGTTTCACCGAGTTCGCGGTTACACCGTCTATCACTTCACCATTAATTCGTATTGTTAAATCCATATTGTTAAGGTTCTATAATTTCAAACTTGCATTTAAACGCTGCTACTCGTCCCGTGGCACCGCCTTGTATGTTCAGCGCGTTCGGGTTCTGTATCGTAACGCGTGCCCATTGGTTAGTGGCCAAAGGGAAGACCCCGGCAACCTCGCCCGAACGTGAAAGCCAGTACAGCGCGTTTTGGTTATCGTCGGTTACCACTACGTTTATCGTAACGTCGTAGGACAACACGCGGTTGCCGCCCGAGAAGTTAACCAGGTAAGTAGGCACAATGCGATATTGGTCAAAATACATTGTATCATAGGCCCCTTTGCTGTTAAGCCATCGAAGCGTTACCCGTTTATTTGGGTCGGGGCAATACGGGTATTTACGTTCAAAACGTGTGTAGCCCCATACGCTGGCATCATCCGCAGTTCTAAATTCGCGCATCGGTAGGTTGGCATTGTTCGATATGGAGGTATTTGCCCACGTCCCGGATATACCCGTACCGTTGTTCCTAACCCGTAGCCTACCGTCCGAGTTCGCTGTAAGCTGCCCGTATCGGAGGGCAAAGTTAAACGGTATACCCGTCACCGGGCTGGTAAGAAACGAAGCACAGCTAAAGTCCAATTGGTTAAACAGCCCGTTACCGTAGTCGGATAGGTTGCGCGTGCTCGCGTTTATTGCAAACGTTCCATATGCTATGGGCGAGTGGATAACGCGTATCGTGATAGATTTCAGCGTGCCCTCCATGTATTGTATTGACACGCTATCCACGAAATCAGTAAACCCCAGGCCTGCGTTAATGCTCTCCGTTATGCTCGGCGTGGCTGCCGCCATCATCGACATGTCCAATACCGCGCCCTCGTATGGGGTTACGGTTGCCGTTGCCTTCTGTGCCCCGTTACGATAAAAGATAAGGGCTATACTCGTAACCGAGCCAACCTGCTCCAAGCGTATAGGGCGGTAGATACCTGCGCCAATTCCGTATACGGTTACGTAGCCGGCCGCTGTTGCCGTTTCATTAGTTAATAGGTTTCTTATAATCATTGCTTTTTAGTTAAAATGGTTAATATCTCTGCCCTCACTATCCGGGACACCTCTACTGTGATACGTTGCACCATCTCGGGGGTTAGTATCTTACTTGCTACGCCGCCCTCGTTGTGCTCGTTGGGTACTTTAATACCGTCGCGCTTGATAACGTATGCTATCGCGTATGCCGCTTCTTCGGGTATGTCCGTACCGGCGTTCGCGTTCTTGTCTTTTATCCATTGCTTAATGGCAGAAACGGGTGGGAAGCTACCAGCCGCCCTCCCGTCCTCCATCTGATAGATGTACGCCGGGCTTTCTATCTTAACGCCGCCTGCATACTCTACAACTTCTGTTTCTCTATCGAAGCGACCCGAAGCGTTAAGCCTCATGCGATAGTAGTTAGCTACTATCTCGTCGCGTATCTGCCTAACTAATTGGGTAACTTCCTTGTTCATAGTTAAATGTATTTAAACCAGCTAAAATGTTTCCTTGTCTTCGGGTAGTATACATCGTGCTCGTTGCCGTATGCCTCTCTCTCAAAACTCATGCGGTCATATGGCTTGTCGTTCGGGTTGCATGGCTTCTTCTCGAAGCTCCAACCGAAAAAGCGTATGACGAACTCAATACCATACCACAAGTAAAACGGCACGTACAGCATTTCACGCATTTGCATCGTGTGAATGTGTTCATGTCTTAACGTCTTTTCACTAATAACCGCGTTACCACGTACGAAGAGAACGCCGAATAGGTTAATAGCCTTGAAGCCCTTAACCGGGATAATGTTGTTTCTGATGATTTTCATGCTTTTTTGTTTTTAAACAGTGCACAAAAGTACGAAGTAAACCATCAGAAAACAAACTGTATCAAGTTCACGCCCCATACTTGTAAGCGTCGAACGTTGCCTCCCAACCCGATTTGATGGTGTCGTACTGGTTCTGTACTTTAGCGATACGGAGCGAGCCAATCTCGTAGCCGCATATGAAGCTCTTAAGCATTTCATGCAAAAGCAGGTCTGTGCGTATCAGTGTTGCAATCTCTACTGCATCGTCTCGCATATAGGCAGATGTACCCATGCAGCGTATTACTACCGTGTATGCGCTTGACCCCGGTACGTTCGTGTCCGTATAGCTTCCAGTCGTTACGTCAAGCGTAAAGAAGTCGTCACTCAATTCGTTAGCCGCTACGTTCTGTACGGCGGTATCTCCGAAAATCAGCGTTTTGCCCAGTGCTGTAGCCCGGGCGTTCGCTGTGTTAATTATCGTTTCAAAAGTCATAACTATCTGTTTTTCATTTGTTGTTTCTTCATTTCTCGCTTCTCCTTCTCTATCTCGTCGTTACGTTTGGCGATAGCCAGCATAGCGTCCGAGTAGTTGATTTGCTTTGCATCCTCAAAGCTACAGTGGAAAAGCTCGGCGGTAATCTGCACAAGTCCGAGAAGGTTCTTTGCCTGCTTGATGTTCTCATCGCCCGTCAACGCGCTTTCGCCCGTCTGCTTCATGTTCTGGAACACGATTTGTTCGAGGCCGTCCGCGATTTCCATCTGTGACACTATGAACTTGTCAAGCTTCGCGGCGTCGAGAATAGTTTCCGCTTCGAAGTTGCCATCAGTCCATGCCTTGATACGCTCGTTTGCGTCCTCTGCGCGGCGCGTTTCAAGCATAGACCATAGAGTTATGCCTTCAACGTCCCGAAGTCTGTATACGGCTTTCCCATTGCGCGTAGCGACTTGTGAGGGGCGGCAATACTTAATCATATCCTTCAGCAACTTCTCCTCGTCCTTGGTTATTCGGACAGTTCCGTTTGCCGGTAGGTTAGCAACTCTTAATAAAACCTTTCGGTTGTTAATCGCTGTTATGCGATAAATCCATTTCAATATAAACTTTTTCATTATTTGGGTCTGTATTTACGTATCAAGAAGTCCACACCGTAACGGAGCGCATCAAGTGCGTGGTTCCACGCGTCTATGGCTTCGTTGGTGTATGTGTCCGATACTTCGTCCTTAATCCATTTGTAGTTATCCAGTTCGTCAAGTAGCTTGACCGAACGCTTTGTTACGTGCAACTTGAACTGCTTCACCTGCGCGATGCCAGCCGCCACAGAGCCTCGCCCCTTGACACATGGTATCGCCTTGATACGTTTCTGCTGTAGTTCCACGATACTCTTTTGCTCCGCACTGTCACACACCGTTATCACCCGGTTAAGCGCATTGGCGTTCAAGTAGTCCGCTATATGGCTGTTAAGCAAGCCTTGTTCATAGCAAAGTAGGTCTACGTATAAGTCCCAACCTTCCATACGTATGTCGACAATCGCGGTGGGGTCATTCACGAAACCAAAGTCAAGCCCCAGGCATCTACCCGTAAACGTCTCGGGCATATCGTCGATAACCTCATATTCGGGGTAAACGTTACCCTCTACACCGCCAGTCAAGCCCTCACCGTACACGCGCCACCAGTTAGCGTCGTTCTTGTTCTTCTCGATGGCTGCCACCTGCTCGGGGGTTAGGTACGGGTTATCCTTGTACGTCGAATGTATCGTAACGTATCTGTCACCTACGAACTCGGTCTCACCCCAAAACTTCCGTACCGGGTTATAGTCGATGATAACCTTCTTACGTGTACGGATGTCAAGCTGCCTGAAGATTTCACGCGGTATGCCTTGCGCCTCGTTTACGAAGAGGATATCACGTGCCGGACCGTGCACCTTCCCGGCGTTATCACACGAGAAGAACTCTACTATCGTGCCGTTCGGGTATTCGTATGTACTTTCCGTCTTGTTGAACTTGTTCTCGTCCCAGTAGCCCTCGGCTGCCACCATGGCTTTAAAGTCACGGAGCATACCACGTTTAACCATTGGGAATGTAGCCGCTACGCACGAGATAACGAGCGGTTGCGGGTTGTTCAAAGCCAGTAGGTGCAACATCTGTAGCGTTGCCCATGTCTTGCCGCTACGTGTACCGCCTTTAGAAGCTACTCCGCGTATCTTCGGGTCTACGAAAGCCGCCAATATCTTTTCAAAAGTAAATGTAACGTTCATGCTTATAAATGTTTAATGCCACAAAGGTAGTTAAAACCGATGTGGCATTGATGTTTGATAGAGTTTAAGCCGGGAACATGGTGCGTAACACGTCGTTAACCTCGGCTTGTGAAAGCTCCTTGTTAAATATTAGTAGCTGGCGGAAGCCCATTTGGGTAAAATTCGCGCCTACTCTTGCAATAAATACGGGGTTACTACTCGTGTTCGTACCTACTGTTCCACCAAACGGAGTAACGCTACCGTCCGGGGCGTATATGTTCCCGTTCGTTGATAGGCCTACGTTGGTGTTAGGTGTATAGTCCCCACCCTTGGAACTCTTAATGTAACAGTCCAGTTTCCCCGATTTCGCGGCGTTGTGCACATACAAGTCCGAGGGGTGGACTATACCTGCTGCTTTGTACCCACCGCCGCCCAGCCAGTCTATATCCCAAAATACCGTGAACCTATCGGGAAACGCGAATGCCGCGGTTTCCGCGTAATCGCCCACACCGTCGAACTGCAATGTACCGACTTTCATTGTAGCCCCCATAACGGTCAAGTCCGGGGCTTTGCCTTCCATTGTAGCGGTATTGGGTATCATGTCTAAATCGCCATCCGGGAATGTACGTGCATCCCGCCTGCCTATTAAGTTGTTGTCCCATATCGGTGGTACTCGGTTCTTACCGATACCCCATTTTGCGGTCAGCCCCGATATTTGGAACGACCGCATACGTATTTGCTTGATATCAAATCCTCTCATAGGCTACTGTAGTGTTTCAAATGATACCTCGGTGCAGTTGTCGTACGATACGCGTAACTGCTGACCTACCACCGTGCCAACTACGTTAAACTCGGCTACGTTACTAAACACGAACATTCCGCTTATCTCGCGGTCTACCACCCACGTTGTGCCGTTGATGGGGCGTTCAAGTACAATGGTACCGATGTTCGATACCTCAATCTGAAAAGCGATATTATCGCCCGTTGCGGTTACTACCGCCCGTTGCGGTTACTACCGCCGAATAAGTCTTTGCCATAAAAACTGTTTTTAGTTAAATTATTAAATTCCCCCTAACTTCTGTAGGTTCTTCACAGCATCCTCTGAAAGCACGTTAACCTGCATAGCCTTCGTGCCTGCCTCTTTGCCGTTGCTTGTAACGTCCTTAAGGTCTCGTAGTCCTCTAAGCTTCGCCATGTAGTTAGCATCAACCGCACCGGCGAGCGCGCTCTCGTCCATATCGGTGGCAATGAGTTCGGCGATAAGGGCGTACCCGGTCAATAGGTTAGCCGCGTCTTCGTTCCCGTCGTCTGCCAGCTTTTCAAGCCGTGCGCCGTTCTTCTTGAAGGCTTGCATAGTCCACCCGATGAAAAGGCAGAAGCCCCCGAGCGATGGCGCGCGCTTCTTCTCTATAGGTATCTTTGTCCCTGCCGCGTTCCCACCCTTCAGGACTTCATAAGTAATGAACGGGTTACGCGCGCAGAAGTTCATATACTCCGCTACGTAATCGACGCACTCTTCGACGGTAGACAACGTTGCGCCTTTACATCCGCGCGTCTGCACAACTTCATAAAGTTCTTTGCACTTCTTCAAATCTGTTTTAGGGGTGGGGGCTTTGCCCGTCGCTTGTCCCTTGGTAATTGCCGCCTTCGTATCGGGGGCGGCTTCCTTCTTTGCTCTTCCTGCCATAGTTTGTTTGTTATATAAATAAAGTATCGCGCGTGTGTGCTCGCGGTCTCTTAAAGAGATGCACAAGTAGTATTCGGACTATTCCAGTAGTTGGACTATTCCAGTAGTCAAGCTATTCACGTCGCTTTCAACCATGGCACAAAGGTAGGCAACAAATCGCACCAGACCAACCTACGGGCAGTTAGCCCTTTTCTACAAATAAAGTTTACAAATGAATTATATTTACACGGTAAAAACGCGAACGTGCTAACTACCTATCGCAAAGAGCATTATCCGGCACGACACAGACACACACCTGTTTTCGTAAACTTTAATATAGGATATAGTGTATTTTATACCCCTCAAAATACACTATTCTCCAAAATAATGTTTTACCCCCTTTTTACTGTGTTTACTGTGTATTACATATAATATATTATAATAGAGAGAGTTAGAGTGACCAGAAAACGACACAGTAGCGATTTTTTACTGTGCCGGTGGGCTTAAAATATGTTAAATTTAGAGGCTCTTTTTTCTAATTATAAACAAAAGCCCAAATCTGACATTTTGTAATCAGATTTGGGCTATTCGCTATCACTCGACTCGACACGTCCTTTGAGGGTGCTGACACTTAGTTCGACACGTCCTTTTGGGGTGCTGACATTATGTCAATTTCCACCCGAGCGAAGACCGATACCAATACCACGTCTGGACCGTTCCATTCTTGAACGTTGATACCCTTTTTATCCTTCCTTCCGGGTCTATCCCGTATGTTCTTGATATGTCCTGCTCGTTTCTTTTCTCCTCGGCTAACCGGGCTTCGTCTCTGATGAGATACTGCCTTTTATTGATGGGCTGCTTATACGTGAAGTCCTGGGCGGCTACATACTTTGCCAGCTTATCAATCCATCCGTTGCAAAGTTCCGCTTCCACATAACCACGCCCGTACTTATCCTTTGTTACTCCGGCGGTATATCCGTACCTTCGTATGAACTCCCATATGATGAACACGTGGCAGTTGAGGCATACCGCCATATCCATAAAACTAACTTTCTTCATGCACGATGTTTTTAAGCTTTATATACTTGTAATATGCCCTGGCGCGCGGCTTCTTCATAAACACGTCGCCCCCGAATGTGCTCTTTAATTCTCCGTTTGGTAGGCTCCACGCGTTCACCTCGTCCGCCACACTTTCGTGTACCTCTGCTATAATCACGTCTTTTATGCACGTGTAGCCCACTAATCTGATACCGATAAGGTATTCCACTTCGTCAACCCTTGCGGCTGTCCTATCACCCCATTTAAGCTTATGGGGAAGCTTTGGTTCTTTAATCATATAATTCTTCTTCGAATGCCAATTTATAAAATTTTTCTTTCTCCAGTAAATACACTCCGCGTAGCTCCATTTCCGGGACAGTCCACGCATGCGCTTTGGTTGCATCCTTGGGGTGTATCTCGACCAAGTACAGCGCCCTATTATCAAGTCGGTATACCTTACCCACAAGATGTGCCCGGCAAAACTCGGTGCCGTGTTCCGGCTTATACCAAATATTGAAATACTCGCGTGCAGTTTTTCTTGTCGACAACAATAAAAGTACCACCGCTAACACCACCCTTCTTATCCTTGCTCCCATTACTCGTCGTACTCCCCATCTATATAACGGGCTGCAAATTTAGCCACAAGCCACAAACCAGTTACCAAACCAGCTCCGATTGCTATTCCAAATAAACACATTAATGCTTCCATACCTTTTTAAATTTTTGATGATACATTTTCTAAACCGTCTCCCATACTAACAAGCTTCATGCCACCATGCTTACCACGGATATAGGCGGCTTGTACGTTACCGTGTTCGTCCGTCGAGAATTGGATACCTCGCACACCTTCGTGTTCCTTGATAAGCTCGCCTATCGTCTTATGCTTCGGGGCTTCCTCTTCCATCAGCTCGCCAGGCTCCTCCAGTGTCCCGGCGTTGCGGTATTCGTACGAAAGAAATTCTTCCTCGGACACGCCTATGTCAGTAAGGCTCCAGGTCTGCCAACTGTCCGAATGGTCAACGCCCAGTATAACGCCGAGCATGTCGTTCCAACCGACTACGACACCCGCATATTCACCGTTCTTGTTGAATACCGCACGCCCCGCGTACATCATTGCAAAATCTCTGTTTCTAATCATAACTTCTAATTTATTAAATTGTTGATACCAACATACAAATAACCTTCGCACTTTTTAAATATCACGTCCTGTGGCACTAAATACGTCCAGCCACCGCTGCCGCATTGCGAAGCATCTACTATCAGCTTTGCAGGGGCATCCATATTGGTATGGTATCCCACTACCTCTACTTTCCTGCCGTGGAGCCCAGCCAATCGTCCTATGTACTTTTCCAACGGGTGGGCTTCTTTCTTAAACTGTGAATACATCTCACTAACTGCTTTTGAATACTTTTCCATAATCTTTGTTTTTAAATCGTTGATACAAATATAACGCTTTTCCCATTATGTTGGTTCTTTCGTTAACATCATTTAAGCATTAAACTATCCTTCAGCGATAGCCCGTACTCTAATTGCTGTAGCTTGAAATTACGCTGTATGCTGTCCGCGGCGTTCTGTATTGCAGTGCAGCCTACTAATAAAAGTAGGACTGCGATAACCGCTATTAACTTTTTCATTTCTTACTGTAGAATTCCATAAGTTCTTTAATACTTTGCATAAGCCCGTCTTGCGTCTGTTTCTTGCCGTCCAGGGCTTTTATTATCTTCTCGTCTACCGTTCCCGTGGTTAAGATGTGATGAACGGTTACGGGGTACGTTTGCCCTTGGCGGTACAACCGGGCGTTGAATTGCTGATACAGTTCAAGAGACCACGTCATACCGAACCATATAAGCGTATGCCCACCCTTCTGAATATTGATACCATGCCCTGCGCTCGCCGGGTGCGTTACAAGCACTTTAATCTTACCGGCATTCCACTCGGCTATCTGTTCGGGCTTCTCCAGTTTGACGGGCTTGTATGCCTTTAGCTTCTTCATTATGCGGTCGAGGTCGTGCTTGTATGAGTAGGCAACCAATACGGGCGAGCCGTTTGCAGCCTCCACAAGTTCTTCAAGCTTTTCTAACTTCTCGTCGTGCAACTCGATAACCTTTCTGTCGGCATCGTATATCGCGCCGTTCGCGAATTGCTGTAGCTTGTTGGATAAAGCTGCCGCACTTGCCGCACTTATCGGTTCGTCCGAGTTGATAAGCTCCAATACTTGTTCCTTCTCGAACTCCTTATACTGCGCCAGCACTTTCGGGGACATCTCAACGCGGTCGTATATATTGATGCGGTCGGGCATCTTCAAATAGTCCTCTGCCGTCATTGATATGGTTATGTCACTTATTAGGTCGCTTATCTGCTTCTCTGTTTCCTCCTGTGGGCTTTTCAAGGTGTAGCTGTACACTACATCGCCGTTCCGCTTGTCGGGGCGAAAAAACCTATCTCTGTACGCTGTGATTGATTTTCCGAGCCTTTGCCCTTGGTCTATCAAATACATTTGAGCGAATAGGTCTATCAGTCCATTGGGCGACGGCGTGCCCGTCAAACCTACTACTCGTGGTATAAACTTTCTAACCTTTCTAAGGGCTTTAAAACGCTTTGAGGCGTGGTTCTTAAAACTGCTTAACTCATCGATAACAACCATATCGTAGGGGAGTTTTATGCCTCCGTACTCCATTACGAGCCAAACGATGTTATCACGGCTAATCGCGTATATGTCCGCTTGCTTATTGTAGGCTTCCCGGCGTTGTTTAGCGGTGCCATCGATAATGGATATAGTCAAGTCCTTAAGATGCGCCCACGCCTTAATCTCATCGCTCCATGTAACTTGCGTTACCTTCTTAGGGGCTATTACCAGGCAATTAGATATGATGCAATTATCCAAAAGGTCTTTAATAGCGGTTAGAGTTGTTACTGTTTTCCCAAGGCCCATATCAAGGAACAACGCGCAAAACTCATTGTCTATGATGTGCTGCACTCCCTTTACCTGGTATTCATGTAATTGCTTTCTTCCTAACATAACATTGCTTTTATCATTGATAACTGCGAGCTGAACTCGTGGAGAGCTGCCGGCGTTACGGGCCCCAATACTCTGTCATAATCGGCAGCGCACTTGATGCGCTGACCGTTGATTACTATCTCGGTGTGTCCTGCGATACACTTTAACTTTAAATCTATATAGTTTACCATGGCTTTATTATTTCATTAATTTTGTTTTGTAGAACACACAAATGCTTTTGAAGTCCTGCTCATCCGATACGTACCCCAGTGTTTTACGCGAAAGGAAATTAACGTCCCTATTTATGTCCCTTTCCAACTGGTTTAGAATTTCCTCGGTGTTACCGAACTTATCGTCACGGACATACAGCGCGCCGGACTTAATTCCGAAGTACATACCTAAACGGTATTCGATTTCTTCCTTTAAACTTCTCTTTTTCATGATTTCTGTTTTTTAATTTGATACTACAAAGATAACCCTTTTCCCGGTACGTTGTTTATTTCCTTAACATTTCTTAAGAAGAAACTTATCGCATTGTCCCGGCTTTCCAAATCATCGATGACAAATACTTTGAAGCCTAAAGCCTCCAACTTGCTGTGTATCAGTAATTGTATTTTGGTTGGCTTCTTACCCGTGGTCTTTATCTCGGCGAAGCCTACATACCCACCCTGGCAAAGTATCATTCTATCCGGCAAACCTTTTATAAAGGTGGATAATAGTTTTATTACCCACACTTTTTTTGTTCGGTTAAGCTTCTCGGCGAATGTACGCTCTAAATCTTTTTCACTTATTATTTCCTTCATTTCTCAATTTGTTTTCAAATACCACTGTTTCGGCGAATTCCCCGGCATCGTGGTCTACTGTAGTTGTGTAGAGGTGCCCGTTATAATAGCCCCTATACTTTAAAATCTCTCCGTTATGTACTATCTCGTCCCCGATACCGTACGCATATTCTTGACTGCTTATCATAATGTGAACTGAATTGCTTTGTTTTCTAACTTAACGTTGCTTAAGAACTCGGGGTATGTACCATCCGCGCCCTTCGCCGACATATTACGATAGGAAAACTTATTTCCCTTCATACCGAAGTAGCGGAGCAAACGCCCCTTGGCCGTTATGATATAGTCGTGCTTCTCGTAGTTTGTACCTACGTGCCCTATCTTTAGCGAGCTTCTGTGATTGTCGAAAAGGCTGGTGTAATTTAGTTCGAACGCTTTTGGAGGCAGGTGCGGTTCCGAGGTGTAAAGCCATTGTTTGAGTTTCGAAAGGTCTGCATACAAGTGGCTGCCCCTTGCGTCGACACCCAGGTACATATAGGGGCTGTTACCAAACATGAACACCGAGTAGCCTATGTACTTACCGTTCCACTTCTCGCCCTCGGTATAGAACATTGCAGGCTTCATTGTCTCGTCCAGGCAAAATACCGTTGTATCGTCGCTTTCCTCGTCCTCTACGGGCTTTTCTGTCTCGGTTGGTGTAACTACCTTGGTTTCCTTTAAAACTTCCTTAGATAGCTCCGCAATGCGATATTTGCAAATGTGGATAATTTTTTCATAATCCAATGTTCGGGGTTCGCCCTCCTTGGTTCGGAGGACACGTTTCACTATATCCGCGTCCCAGGGGTTAAGGTTATACTCTTTCCAAATGTGCCACGGTTGGATAGCATGCTTTGAATAATCTGACTTACCTACGTTGTAACTCTGTACATTTTCACTTGTTGACATAACACAATATTATTTTATTTGTTTTGAACTCATTTTTATAAAACTCCCGTGCTTCATCCACGGTTGGAAATACCCCATCTCCGGGGGTTGGATAATAAGAGGTACGTTCCCCTTCGTTTACTGCGATAACTTTTAAGATAGTAACCATTTTAATTTAATTGTTTTCCAAGTTGATACATTCCGTTAGTTCTTGCATGCTCGTTTCCGTGAGTTGGCGCGTGTATGTCTGCCCCAGCATACCGATAAACGGTTTGCCATCTACGTACATAATACGCGATACGTGCTCAACGTTGATATACTCTACTTGTAACTCACCTTTAACTACGAATGTCAGCTCAATAAAATTTCCACTTTTCATAATCTTTTAAATTGATATGTTTAATAGCTGTTTTACAATTTCCTCGGCTATCCTCTTTACTACTGGCACAGCTACACTGTTCCCGAACTGTTTGTAAGCCTGGGTTTTAGAAACGATTATTTTAAAAGGGGCGTCCGTGTTACCCTTACCTGGTGTCCATCCGTCCGAAATTATATTATACCCCTGCAATCTGCCCGCCTCTTCGGGTGATATCATGCGCGGGTTCAGTCCTTTTTCTGACTGGTCTATGAGACATTCTTTTTCCATTTTTATGGTAGCTGGCTGTTAGGGTGCCTACAAATTTTGCCTCCCGGCTGTATTTCTGATGACCGAACCCCTTACCGTTATTTACATTTCTTTCTTTACGTTTCTGAAACCCTTCCCATAATTTGTCGCTTATTGGTAACGTGTTCGGTGTGTCGTGCAATATGTCGGACAATCTTGTGGGGGCTGCCTCTGCCTTCGCCCTCTCTTTGTCGTATATTGCATTTCCGTTTACGTCCACCCCATGGGGGAAGAAGAAGCCATCAGTTTTTATGCTATCCTTGTGCCATGCCACAATAAACAAGCGTTCTCTGTTTTGTGGGACACCAAAATATCGTGCGTTAACAATATCGTAGGCATAGGCGTAACCAAGTTCTTCTATAGTGGCTAATATAACTTTTAAAGTGTTCCCCCCATCGTGATTTTTCAAACCTTTGACGTTTTCAAGAAATAAAACTTTAGGGGGCGTCCCGGCTTCTACCTTGGCTTTTATCAAATTTGCTATGCTAAAGAACAATGTACCTCTCGTGTCCTCGAATCCCTTTTTAAGTCCAGCGTTTGAAAACGGCTGGCATGGAAACCCACCGCAGCACACATCGAACTCGGGTACATCTTCTGCGTTAACCTTTGTTATATCGTCATTGAAATACAGATACCCTCCGTTACTGCTTTTTAAAAATAAGGAAGGTTCATAATTTTTATAATTTGCTTCATACGCTAATCTCGCAAACTTGTCTATTTCGCTGGCAAAAACACATCTGCCGCCAACACTTTTCATTGCTACGTGAAAACCTCCAACTCCTGCAAATAAATCTATAAACTTAAATTCCATGATTACTATATTTTAAATTGTTATACACCCTTTATTTTTCCAACGCTTTGACCATTTTCCTAAGCTCTCCGCGACTAACTGAAATTTCGAAATACCCCGTTATCTTCTCCGAGATTACCCACACGCCCGTAAGCTTTGAATAATACGCTTCGTTGTTGCTCGGGTTGTTGAGGTTGACCGTCTCGCCCTTACCAGGCTTGTATTCCGCAAGGCTTGCAAGCGTTACCGCCGCTTCCTCGGGTGTACCTAAATGGACTATCATATTATACCTCCCGGTCTCACCCGTTAACGCCTCGATGGTTATTTCCCCATTGGTATCAATCAATTTGCAAACGCCCAGTCGGAAGGACTTTAATACCTCGGGTTTACCCTGGCTTGTAATCTGTGAAAACATTGATACACTTGTAAGAATTAACACTGCCAATACTACTAACTTTTTCATAATCTTTTGTTTTTAAATTGTTAAACCGTAACTTGATATAAATTCTAAAGCTTCTTTCTCTGTTTCAAATCTTCTGGATTGACTATTTCGGTACAATCCCGTTTCGGTATTTATTATGTTCACTTGAAAAGCTATCCTACCGAATGTTTTTACTCTAACTACTTCTGCTCTGTCATTCATAATCTTTAGTTTTTAAATTGTTATTATTTCCTTTTGACATTACAAATATACGGCAAATACCGATAGGTTGTATATTCCGTTAACACCATTTAAGAAATAAATCTCATTTAGTTATTCTGTTAACAGTTAGTTAACATTTGGGGGCTTTTGCGCCCCCTCTGTTATCACTCGTTAACAATACGCTCAAACCCTCGTGCGCGTCCGATACCCATAACTACTGGTCTGGCGTTTGCCGCGCGCTGCCAGCCTGGTATCTTAGACATAATAGCTGCTATCTCGCGGCTTTCCTTGGCGGTTACCCGTCCTCTCTCCAACTCGAACACGTCTGTAGCGATTTGCATAATAGACACGAAGTCCATCTTTTCCAGTGTAAAGTCTTCCGGGTCTACCTTTGTCGCGTCGTATTCCCTAAAGTACATGCGTCGTTCGTTTAAGTACATCCGCCTCCAATCTGTTGGCACAAGCATATTCAAATACTCCTCGACTGATGCGGTACGAGGGTCTGCCTCGTAATGTTCCTCGCGTCCTTCCTCGGCAATCGCCTCGGCTTCACGGGATAACAACGTACTTACTTTGCGGAAATACATTTGGACTGCTTCCGCCCAAAGCTGGTCTACGTAATCGTCGAAGCCCTTTTCAAAGATAAGGTGCGTATTAGCGTTCGCCCTGACCTTCACGGGCAAAAAGCGTCTGCCGCCCGTATCGTCCTTTAGAAATTCGTCCCGGTTGGTCGTACCTATAAAGATACACTGCCTGGGAAAGTTCTTGGTAACACGCCCGTATGCCGGTCTAAAGCTGTCCTCTGTTTTGGATATGAAGTTTTTCACGCCCTCAACTTCTGAACGTCGCATTGCTGACAACTCGGCTACCTCTAATATCCAATTACCTTGCAACTGTTCAAACGCGCTTTTTCCGTCCATGCTCGAAAGGCTATCCGAAAACCAATGTTTGCCAAGCATCCGAATAAATGTGCTCTTTCCTGCACCCTGCTCGGACTGTAGCACTAACATACTGTCGAACTTGCAGCCCTTTTGAAAGATACGCTTAACCGCCCCCACCATCATTATACGGAATGCCTCTCGGGTGTATATGTTATCCTCGGCACCCATGATATGGATAAGCGCCTTATCTACGCGTTCGATACCATCCCATTTCAATTTAGTTAAATACTCCTGCACCGGGTGGAAAGAATTCATTTCCGCGGATAGCGCTATAGCGTCATCAATCTTTGCGCTATTCGATATGCCGTAAACGTCTTCGATGTGTTTACGTACGCCCGAGTAGTCCACATCTTGGAAGTCCAAAGAGCTATCCTTTGCGCGCCATAGGGGTATGCGAGTAACAACCCGGCGCTCCTTAAATAGGTCTCGCGCGATAAGCCCCTTTAGGTTCGGGTCGTACTTCATAATCAGACCCAAATTCTTTGCAGATGGTAGATATGCGCCGCGCTTGTCCGTTTCCAGTTTCGCCATTGCGTCCTCGTACGTCGTCGCTACATCGCCGTCCGTTGCTTCCTCTACTTCTATAACGTCGTCGAAGTCGTCCATGATTTCGCCAGCCTTAACCGCCAGCATTCGGGCACGCGCCCCGGCTACCTTCGCGTCCTTGTTTACAAGTTCGTTCATAGCCTCGGTGGAGTTCTTCCTATCCGCGCCTTTATCCAGTTTACCGAACTTGTGCACACGTACAAGGTCGTAGGCGTTGAACACGTGGTTGCCTTGTATCGGGTCGTTGTTGTGGAACGAATAAGCGAACATATCATCAAAGGTAAGCATACCGCCCGAAGTAGAGCCGCCCGTATACGTCCATCTATCCTCCTGCTCGGTAGGTTCGTAAACGTCCGGTAGGTATTCCGCGATAACCTCGCTAATCGTGTAGGCTCTACAGAAGTCACCTACATTACCCTCTTTTAATGTGGGGTCTTGTTGTTCTTTAGCAAGCGTCCGGGCTTCGCCCTTCTCGTCCTTGTGGTATGCCCATTCTGTCGTATCGCTCCAATCGTCGTACATGCCCAGATACTTCTGCACGTCCAAAGGGCTTTCGTTAAACGCCGAGTAATCTATAAACTCATACTCCACGTCTTTGGAAACCGAGGGAAAAAACATGCAGCGCTCGGGTTGGAAGGTGGTGCGGTCATACAAGTCAATACCCGTCAATTCTGCAACCTTTCGGGCGATGGCTTCGTATTGTTCTCCGTCCACTGGTTCAGACAACGGAATGATAGCACGGTAACGGAGCGTATTTGCCTTTGGGTTATGCTTGTGCGTACCGTGAATGATACACGCGCAATTGATAACCGAGTAGAACGCTTCGGGGAAGTTCTTTTCTCCGTAGTCAATATCAAGCGCCAAAATAGAGCGTTCCCCGACATTGTTTTTGTTTCTACGACTACCGAACAACTCGCCGCCCATGAACGCGCCTACGTCTTTAATGTTACCCTGCTCGGCTTTGCTTGCGCTCATGAACTCGCGGTACGTCTCATCCGTAACGGTTGCCTTTGTCAGCTTCTCGGTTAACTCGTCCCATGAGTAGGAGCGGTTTTTCCATGAGGTAGACTTCGCGCTGCTCGCTGTAGCAATTTTAAAAACCATTTTTCTCAATTCCATAAATTTAATCTTTTTTGTAATATTCAGTAATATATCCCGCTGCCCTTAATGGTATGCCCTTTGCCCAACTTGGGGCGTTGCACATGGCATCACTCATTATTTGCAGCGTTTTTTCTTCGTTTCCGTCTTTCGGTATCTCGGCGGCAATCTCATCATGCACATGCAGAACGATATTAAAGCCTAAATCAAAAACCTTAAAAATCGCGTTCGCCAGCAAGTCACGGGCTATCGCCTGCACAACGTTCTCGGTTAGCTTGCCTCCGTAGGTGTTTAGCTTGACCCATTTCCCGGAGGTTTGGTCTTGACCCATATAGGAGATGTCCTCAACTTCAAACGAGCCGTTAACGCCTTCTATGGTGCGCCTACCCATTCTTGCCGACGGGTAGAATAGCTTTCTACCGCTCGGTATTTCAATAGTCAGTGCGCCGCTCTCATATCGAAAAATAATACTCGAAACATCGTCTATCCTATAAACTTGTTCGCGTCTCGTTCCGATACATCTTTTTGCACAATCTTCTAACGAACGCCACAAAGATACTACTTTTTTATTAGCTTCTCTCCATTTTGACAATATTTGAGGTTTTTCTTCGTCTTTTAACGCTTTCTTAATATCCATCGTAGTAAGCGCGTTAACACCGCCACCATACCCCAAAGCAAGCTCCGCAACTTTCCCTCGCTGCCTTAAGTCGTCACCCTTGTGTACCGGGACACCGAACATTTTAGAGGCGGAAGCGCAATATATATCCGCTTTTGGGTCGTTAAATAAGTCTAAACGCCATTGCTCGTTTGCAACCCAAGCAATTACTCGGGCTTCAATAGCCGAGAAGTCAGCCACGGAGAACGTGTACCCCTCAGGGGCAATAAACGCGGTACGTATAAGTTGTGATAGTATATGCGTAGGCTTGTCGTATATAACTTCCATCATATCGAGGTCGTGCAGCTTTGCCAGGTCTCGTGCCCCATCGAGGTCTTCGATGTGGTTTTGCGGTAGGTTCTGTAATTGAACCAGGCGCCCAGCCCATCGCCCGGTACGGCTCGCCCCATAGTAACGGAACAAGCCCCTAATACGGTTGCCTCGCCCGGCGCTTGCCAGTATGGCGGTGTATTTGGCGTTCGACGTTTTACCTATTTCCCTACGTAGGTCTATAACGTCTAACACTGCTTGCTTATCCTCATCAGTAACGTTTTTAAGGCTCGCTATGGTCTTTATCACCTCCTCGATGCTATTCTTATTGAGCGAGCTGATAACCACGCCTGTACGCTCTTTAATGAAGCCTTTTAACTGTGGCATGGACTTTAGAGAACTTAACCCGAAATCCTTTTCGGCTTTCTCCGTGAGACGCGCTTTATATTCTTCGTCCATATCTTGTGCGGCGTGTGCCAGCTCGAGGTCGGCCAATATGCCGTAATCGTTTATACGCTGGTCTGCTGCATAGATGCGTTGCTCTTCTTCCGGGAATTCAAACCGGGATAGCTTACCGAATATTTCCTTTTCTGAAAGCACATCATAGCGTAGGTAATCTATGAACTCTTTCCAGTCCTCTGGGGCGTGTTCCGGTAGATTGCGTGTGCGACCTCCGTTTGTTTTGGTAGGTTTGCACGGAATAGAAAAGTAACGGATAAGGTTCTTTCCCGTGCCCTTCTTCTTGTCATCAAGGTTCAGAATATTAGATACCGCTTCCAGTGATGCCGGCATACCGCAATACAACGACATATTTGCTGTACAGAAAAAGCGCATAGGGCTTATGTCAAAACCGTATTCACGCAAACAGATACGTTCAAATGTAGCGTTGTGTGCTACTATTACAACGTCTTCGTTGTTCTGTACATACGCGAACAACTCGTTGAACTCGTCCAGTCCTCCGGGCTTTGTTAGGTCGATAATTGAAACGTCCGTATCGGTGTCCCACATGAATCCGCAAAGGAGTATCTCGAAATTCTCGTCCTCACAGTATTTATAGTTACCAGCTTTTTTAATGTCCGTAGTACTAAAGGTTTCCAGGTCGATGAATAAATGCCTCATAATTACTTGTTTTAATTGTTATTACTATTATAACGACAAAGGTACGACAATGTTTTTAATAAACAAGAAGAAAGGCTACTAATTGCATTTATTTAACAATTAGTAGCCTTTTAACTTAATCTATAAACCGTGGTTAGGGTGAAATCCGTATTTTATTTCGGCTTCTGCACGGGCGGCGGCAGCTTCTTCCAGGGTCTTAAATGAACCTAAATGTATTTCGGTTCCATTTACCCCGATATGCGCTCCCCATGTATTATATCTTTTGTTGAATCTAACCCCAGTTACGCCCGTGCTGTTGCGCCTATCCATGGATTTATTTTTGTTGTTCTCGGCAAGACTAACCCGCCGTAAATTACACAGCCTATTATCAGCCCTATCGTGCGATATATGGTCTACATGTACGCTCTTGTCGAGGTGTCCGTGTACGAGAAGCATTATCACCCGGTGTAATTGATAACCCACCCCGTCAACTGTGACACGCAAATAACGTTCTCTCTTATCGAGTGACCCTGCCTCTGTGCCCTTAATAGACCTTGATGAAGTCGTTATCTTTCTAAAAACTTTTCCGCTAATTGGGTCATAGCGGAAAAGTTCATTTGCTCTTTCAAAAGTCAGCATATCAATCTACAAAAATATTTGTGTACGTGATAAATCCGCGCTTCTTGTTGAGGACTACAAACGTCTGTTTAGGTTCTTCGTATGCCAGCCCCATGCCGCATGCGTATGCGTCGTAGCCTTTTACAGAGCCGTTCACACAAAACTCTTTAGTATATATGGACTGGTGGAAGTGACCCAGGAAAACCTTATCTACTTTAATCGTCTGGTTTAATTTTCCGAACCATCTTAGCATCGGTGGGAATAAACCGCCTACGCCTCCCGCACTCTTAACCTGGTGCCCGTGGCACATAAGAATTTTCCTACCGTATATATCCAGGTATGCAAATTCACTTTCGGGAATGATGAACTCAAACTTTGTTAGACCCATTAAGGTTAAGGTTTGCTCTATATCCTTGTATAAAAAATACTCAAAGTTCATCGCAAAGCCGTTCGCAAACTGCATGCGCTTCGTAGTTCTTGCATGATTTCCGCATATACCGACAACAACAAACTTTTCAATGTTGGGCAATTGGTCGTGCATCGCTTTTAGCCCGGAAATGAGCCATGATTTAATAGTGGATATTCCTTGCATTGGGGTCTGGCTGTTTGTTTGCGCCAGTTCGTCGTGAATATAGCCACCTATGAAGTCTCCCAGCAAACCAACTACCAAATTATTTATGGAATGCTTTTTAACCATGTATATAGCGTTCGCGAAATAGTTCTTAACGCGATTCTCTGCAATATCTATGTTGAACTCATTCAGACCTAAAACGGTTGATGCTTTTACGGTCTCCTCTATGTGGAAGTCCGAAGCAATCAGTATGCCTGTATTTCCGTCATCTATGCTTGACTTTGTTTTTTCTACAATGTTGATGAGCTCAAACGTGCCCTTGTCTTCCTTCAAACCGATAATACCTTTTATCTCCTCCTCTGTATAGAGGCTCTGCAATTTTGCTATCAACGGGTCAGCTTCAACTACTGGTTGCTGTACGCCCACAACTGTTTTGCCCTCACGGGCAGCCCAATATGCCTTGTTGACCTTATTATACTTCTTCAACGGTTTGCCCGTTGCCTTTGAAATTCTAACACCTTCCGCGTTTACGTATGAATCGTATTTTCCCATTTTTGCTTTTTATTTTTGGGCGGCTGTTACACCGCCCAGTTATTAATCTGTTTAATTGAATCGTTAGTTGAATAAATCGTCGTTCTCGTCTTCAAAGTCGAAATCGTCAATACTTGTACCGCCGTCCAGTCTTTCGTCGTCTCTCACCTTCTGCACACCGTTCAAACCTACGCCGATACCGTACTTCCCGGTAAACTCATAGGGGTAAAATGATACGGCTACGTTGCCCCAAGAGCCGCTATAAACATCGTTCGGGTCTGTGATGTACTGTTTCTTACCGTCAATAACGATAGGCGCTCCCTGCTTCTCTTTACGCTTCGCGTTGATAAAGTAACAGCCTTGATATTCTGCACCGTCTTTCTCTGCATCTCCATCTCTTAACGGGTTAGTCCATACCTTCGGGTCCTTGCCGTTCAACTTCGGGTAACGTGCTTTCAGCCCCTTAAATTCTTGTTCGATAGCTGCCTTAATCTTTGGAACTTCCGGGCTATCCTTCGGAATCAATAAACATACGCTGTAGCTTGCTTCTCCCTGTCCGTTGACTTGTTGCGCTTCAAACAATCTAACATAACTCAATCTCACGTTCTTAATCATTGCTTTTGCCATAATAACTTTTTTATTGTTTTTGCCCTCTAATCGGTTCGGGCGTTCCGTTTTTAATTTGATGTTGCAAAGATAACAAATAAATCAATAGGTTGGTTCTTTCGTTAACCTTGTTTAACTTTAAAAGTTTTTGGTGCTATCGAAATAGCATAATCTATCTCTCTTTGGTATGCCATCCATACGATATACTTTGGTCCCTTTTTGTGGTATGCATCAAAGTCATACCGGTCTAACTTTCTAATAGCTTTAATCTCGTCCATACTGAATCCCTTTATAGCTGCCAAAAGTTTTTGCATATCTGTAGAGGTTCTTTCGAGTTCTTTCTTGCTCCAGGTGCGGAATTGCTTCTTGTTCCAAAACTTTGTTCTTGCTTGAATTTCTTTCTCTGTTAAAATACCGTTGTTACTTTTCATATCGTTCTGTTTTTAAATTGATAGTGCAAATATAACGCTTTATCTGATAGGTTGGTTCTTTCTTTAACTTCTTTTATGAATTTAATTCCTCGAAGTCATCAATAGTAGGGCTTAATTCTTCCCTCTTATCGCTTTCCGGGGCTAACGTTGGCAGCCCTTGCGGCTTGACTATCAGTCCGTCAAGCGTAGCGGCGAGCGGTTTCTTGCCTACCAGGCGTTCCAGGTCTCCGATACCTTTCAACTTTCTGTTAGTTACGTCCTCGGTAGATAGCCCGATAGCCTTTAGGCGTTCTATGGCTGTTTCCGTGTCGTTTATGACACGTACTGACCTACCCTCTACAAGCTTCCACCCCTTGACCTTTTCGCCCCTGGTAGCGGCTTGCATCGCAAATGTTTTGACCGAGGCAAGCCAGTCGGTGAACATATCGGACTTGCTTAGTATGTCCCCTATCTCATCAAGCGTTAACGCCTTGGTGTCCCCGTAGGTCTCGAACTCGCTAACTAAAGCCTCTTTCTGTGCCCTACATTGGGCTTTGAACTTACAGAACTTGCAATGACTACCTACTTTGGTTTCCCCTTGTCCTGCCCATGCCTTTTCGGCGGTGGGGCGTAGTACGTGAATCGCCCAGTGGGTCAAGTCCCGTGCGGACATTTCAAATACCGAGTAGTTGCCAAGCCGTACTTGTGCAATGTGCATACGTACCGTTTCAATCTTTGCGCGGTGGTGTGGTTCCAAGGAGTTAAGCACCCCTATAGCGTACATCATTAATTGGCTATTCCCGTTAGCGTCTACTTGTACGCCCTTACCATATTTTAGGTCTATGATGTTTAGGACCGTATCGCCTACTATGTCACAGTCACAGCTACCGAAACACTCGGGAACGTACGTGGTTAAGTCGAACTTTCGTTCTATACTCATTTTAGCACCTTCCTCCAGCTCGTAGATGTCGCACACATAACACACGTAATCGGTCACGTAGTGTTCCATCTCTGAACTATAGTATTTGTTGTTACGTATCTCGTCGGGTACGGGCAATTCGTCCAATAATGGTAGATATTCCCCGGCCAAATACTTTTCTATGGCATGCTCTGCCAACTCATGCGCTACTGTTCCCTCTTCTGATGCCGCGCTGCTTGTGCTTTCGTATGGTTCTTCCAGCCGTGCGGACGGTGTGCAGTTAAGCCATCGGTGCGAGCTGCTTGGAGAAAGCAGGGCATGCGCCCTACTTGTGTGGTCTACTTGTACTTTCATTCTTTTTAATCGTTATAGGTTTCGATACGTTGTTTCAATAGCTCGTACTTCTCGGGCTTGATACGCATAAGAGACGCGCCGCCGAACTCCAACATGATGTCCGTTAGTTGCGGACGGGTTATTTTCCCGGTTTTCATCAAATCAATCATGAACGCCTGCATGTCCTTTGCCGTTAGAGGCTCGTTTGGGGCTTTCTCCGGGGCTTTCTCCTCTTCAATGGGAGCTTGTACGGGTTCGGGTTCAATCGTCGCTTGTGGGGCTTCCTTTACGGTCTTTGGCTTTACGGGCTTTTCCGGCTTTTTCATTTCCTTTTCCACCTCCGCGATAGCTTCGGTAATCGTCTCTTGCTTCGGCTCTTCTTTCACTTCTTGAACGGGTGCGGCGGTCTGCGTGGGTTCGCTAAACGTCGGTACGCTTGTACTGTTTACTGGGCTCTCTGTAGGCGCTTCCATAGCCTTAAGCGGTGCGCTACCAAATAGACGGCTCATTAGGTCATTTACAAATGCTACTTCTTGTTCGTTTGTAACGTCGAAATCGATTGTTAACGGTGTAATCTTCATTTTCTTTTCTTTTTATATGGTGAATAAATAATTTATGCTTCTTTGATTTGTTCGGCTTCCAAAATGGCTTGTGCAACCTTTGCCACCGTCTCATTATAGAACTCGTCCCACTCATCACAGTAGATATACATCCCCTCAACGTTCACGGGTTATTTCGTTCCTTCCATTGTAGAGACGTAGTAAGGGAGTATAAACCCTTCAAACGTCGGCATCTCCTGCACTGCGTCAATAACTCGGTATTTGTTCTTCCTCGCGCTTGCCTGCAAATGCTTTTTTACTTCGTCGATAATAAACTTTTGCTCCTTCATAACTTTATCTTTTTAAATTGTTGATGCAAATATAACGCTTTTGCAAATACGTTGGTTCACTTGTTAACCTTATTTAAGAAAATAGCTTCTAAAAGGTTCTGCATGTACTCATATCCCATACCGTTGTATTGGTATGTCTCAAATCTTCCGTTACGGCGTACCTCCGAAAAAGTATCGCTATACTCGTTGCCTGCCTCGTCTATGAATATTAATACGTGGCTCTTCATCTCGAACTGACCGGCGGTCAGCGTCTCTCTGAAAATTAAATCAATTGCTTTCATACTTCGCTTCGTTTTATACATTAATAACTAATTTATGTTTCTTCGATTACCTGTAATACTGCTCTTTTGCAGCCTTCGCTATCGCTTCACCGTATTCTTCCGGACTTGCCAGGTAGGGAATGCCGAACATCTCTGATACAACCTGGAGCTTTTCTTTGGTAGACATCCCCTTTATTATACCCTTTAGGAGGTCTTGTCCGTGCATGCCTGCATACTCTTTGTATGCTTCATAAAGCTCTCCGCGTTCGTCCAAATTATCTATCATCTTTCCCGTAGGAACGCATCTCAGTATTTCTCCGATATACGCATCGGAGTCTTCGCTTTTTTCTATCGCGTCGTAGACCGGGTCAAATGAATTTGCGTCTATGAAATCCATCACTCTCTTTGCTATTTTCTTTCCTTCCAAATTTGCTTTAGGGCTTGCCATAATTTTTTTGTTTTTAAATTAATACTGTTTCCTTTTGACATTACAAAGATACGGCAAATATCAATAGGTTGTATCTCTTTTTGTGCTAAT